ATATAGATGTATCTGTATCATCTATATCTTGCACTAGTTGTGAGTATCTAAATAGACCTTCAAATTTTTGTAAATTAGTTGCACTATAATTTGTTATTGATGTTGTAACTAAAGTTTTTAATGTATCAGCAGTTTTAGTTGTAGCGTTTTCATCAAACTTAACATTAGATGTTAAAATAATAGATGTTGTTTCTGGCGTTACAATTACTGGTGTTACACTTGCAAGATTATATTTTTTTAAATTATTAACAATATTTAATTTTGATGTTTCTGTTAAAGTTGCACCTGATTGAGGTACAATACCTATGTAAACTTTTCCATATACAGGTGTTTCAGCATCCTCTCCACCATATGCACTAATAGATAATGCATTAGGATAAAATTGTTGTGTAAGAGTTTCATAATCTTTAACTGTAACAGCTCTATTCTGTGATTGAAATTGTAAGGGTGCATTAAATCTAATTGAATTATTTGATTGTGCTAATGAACCACCTTGTGCATTAGATACAGTTGCAATTGATACATTTGTAAACCCACCTACATTTCCATCCAAAGTAAATGAAGAAGCGCCATTACTTTCATCCATGTTAGTTGCAATATATTCTAAAATTACAATATTGCCATCTTCAAGGGATTTACCTAAAACACCATCACCAAAATAAACTTCAAATCTACCATCAGCAGTTTCTTGTAAAAAATAAACTTTTGATGTAGAATCTAATTCTGTTAGTGTTTGTGATTTAGTATATGTATTTTGTGTTGTATCACTTGATGAGTTTTGCACAATAACATTTAAAGTTGTTGTATCTGCCTGTTCATTAGGTATTATAAACTTTTGGTCTATATCTGATGAATCAACAGTATATTGAAATGATACACCAGTTCCTTCATAAAGTGTTACATTAGAAAATTTATAAACACCATCAGTTGGTTGTATTGTAATAGCTTCATTAGTTATAAAATTATAATTAATTTGGTCTATTGTAGTTCCAAATGTAGTTCCTTTTGCCATTGTAATTGAGGCAACAGTTGTAGGAACATCATTAACAGTAATATCAATAACAGCTTGTGGTGCTGATACAGATGTAGGTGTATAACCTAATTGTTTTGCTAATGCGACAACATTTTTACGAATGTCTGCACTATCTAAATATAATTCGTTTGATAACATATTGGCATTATATGCTAAGTAGTGAGTATTGTATGCTAATAAATCTAACAATACCGACATACCTGAACCTTCAAAATCATAATCAGAATATTCTGCTTGATTCTGTAAGAATAGTTTTAAATTATTTCTTATCTGGTCGTAATCTAAATCAGATACATCTAGTCTTTTACTTGTTGATGTTGCCATGTTATCTTAATCTCTCTAAAAATGTTTCTACCTGTATAGGTGTTTGTGTTCCTACAATATTAAATGATATTTTAACTGAATATGCATTTCGGTCCATCTGATTATCTACTATTACAGAAGTTAGTCTAATTCTTGGTTCGTAAAAATTTAATAATTCAATAATTTTTTGTTTAATAAATTGAGTTATAATGTCTGTTACAGGTTCAAATAATAAACTTCTAAGACCAGACCCCAATTCAGGTCTAAAAAATCTTTCATAATGATTGGTGTTAATTAAATTTCTAACACTTCGTTTAACTGCCTCAGCATCCGTGAGTTTATTAACATCTTTAGTTACAGAATTTAAACCAAAATCTAGGTCTAAATCTTTATACTGGCGATTTACTCTTTTGGTTTCGTTATTATTTGTAGCGTCATAGTTTGCCATATCGCTAACTATTTATACAGGTTATGCTGTTCTTTTCCACATATAGACAACAATATATGGTTGAACATTATTATGAGCGTCTCCATCACCTGTGGTACTAGAAGTTACGGCAGGTCCATTACCTGTTCCAGCGTCCCTAACAAGTTCCATATTACCAGCGGCGCCACCTGTTCCTGTGCCTGAATCATTAGAACCTACTGTATGATTATGTGAGGCTAATTCGCCAATTGTTAAAGCGTGAGTTTTTGAACCACCGGTTTCTTCTGCCGTATCAAAGTCTGTATCTCCTGAATCAATACCTATAAGAACACGACCTGCTCCAAAAGCAGTCCATGTACCAAATCCTAATAGTGTTGCTGGATTTGTTGCATTACTGGCGTTCATATAAATTGAACCTACAGGATATGCATTTGATATTGTAGCAGTTACACCTGATAATGTTGTAAATGAAACTTGACCTTCACCATTTGTAGACATGACTTGTCCACTATCACCATCAGTTGTAGGCATAACATATGTGCCGTCGCCACCTAAATGAGTTAGGTTAGCATCCATTTCTGTATGTGTTAATGCTGTTCCTTTTGTACTTCGTTTTGTTAATGCCATTATGCTATATCCTCATCTGATAGAGTTGCTTGTCCCAATACTTCATCACTAAAATAAACTCCTACATATGATATAATTATATTATTTATAGTGCCAGGATTATTTTCTAAATAATCTTCTTCAATATATTCAAACTTAGCTACTTGTCTGCTGAAATATACATCTGGGTCAATTCCACTTTGGTTCTTATCAACATTTAATGTTGCACTTTGACTACCATTTGAGAATGTATATTCAATAGTTGTATCTTCGCCAGCTGCTGTTATTATAGCTTCAGAAGGATTATCTTCTTCAGGTATTGTATATTTAAAACCAAAAAGATTATGTTCTCCTACTGATGTTGGGTCTTCTGCCATTATGCCCCCTTAACATTTGCTAATACACTTAAAGAACCCATAGCACAAAAGGTAGGTGGAAAACAATCTACAAAAGTTACTGTTGTAACTTCTCCAGCACCAGGCACAGTTTCTACCTCAACGCTAAGTGCTGGTTTTCCAGTTGCTGGGTCTATTGTTCTAGGCACATGTTTTGTTGTAGGACTACCTGAAACTGCAATCGGTTTGCCATTTACTAAAATACTAGTATGAACCGGTATTGCCATAACACCACAAAGTGAAAAAGAACCAAATGTTACAGTAGCTCTTTCGTTTGTCAATACACTAAGGCTACCTGTTGTAAAAGGCGTGGAATGTAGGCCTCCTGTTGGGCATACATGGGGCAGTATAAAATCTCCTACTCTAACTACTGGTTTACTCATACTACTATTTATACAAGAAAAATAAGTGAAAATAAAGCTTGACAAACTATGCCGTGTATGATAAGCTCATAAGTATGAAAATCGTGCAAATATTGAACAATTTAGACCAAATGAGAATCGTTCTCATTACACTAATTATAATTATTTTACTTTTCCTTTATAAATCAATGAGATGGGCGGGCAGAAAGTGCTTGACAAAGCTTTCGTAATGTCCTATAATAGTATACATGATACAGATAAAAAACACAAAAAAACAAGATTTCCAAGATACACTAAATTTAGACAGTAAATCTCAATTAGCAAAATTACTTGCTACTGAAAATATTACTGTTCAGCATAATAATGTTGCTACTGCTTCATTTGATGTTGCAAATCGTGTATTGACATTACCTATATTCAAAATTAAAGATAAACATGTCTATGATATGTTGATTGCTCATGAATGTGGTCATGCATTACATACTAAAGTTGATGATTGGTCAGAAATTTCATCTGATGACAGATTGAGAATGGCTGTAAATATTCTAGAAGATACTAGAATTGATAAGATAATGCAAAATGCATATCCAGGTATTGTCAATGATTACAAAAAAGGTTTTGATAAACTTAATGATTCAAACTTTTATGGTCTTCAAGACAATAACATAAACGAATTATCAGTATTAGATAAAATCAATATGAGGTCTAAATCATTAGAAAGACTTGATATTGAATTTTCAGATGATGAATTAGAGATTGTAAAAAAAGTTGATAAGATTAAATCTTTTGATGATGTTGTAAAACTTGCAAAAGAAATTCTTAAATATCAAAAACAAAAAGACCAACAGCAAATGATGGATGTCGGTGATATTCAAATGCCTGATGAAAAATCAGACAATGAAAAAAATGTTGCTGGTGAGAATACTGATGGTGAAAATTCTGAATCAGATGATTCTAATAGTTCCGAAGATGGTGACCAAGAATCAGATGATACTAATGGTAATTCAGATTCAGATTCAGATTCAGATTCAAAAGAAAGACAAGAAAATGAAACTTGGTCAGAATATGAAAAAAGATTAGAAGAAATAAAAGAAAAAGAAAACTTAAAGAAAAATGCTTCTATGGCACCACAAGATATGGATGATGACTTCGGTATTACTAACCAACAATTTGAAAAGGCAGTTCAAGAATTAACTCAAACTGGTTCTAGTAATCAAAGACAGTATGCAAATCTACCTAAACCAAATCTAGAAGATACTATTATTACTTACAAACAATGGTTTAAAGACTTCGGTAATAAAGTTGATAATAATTCAAGATACAAATCTGAAATGACTAATAGATATTCTAAATTCAAAAAAGATAGTATGAAGACAGTTAATTATCTAGTAAAAGAATTTGAAATGAAAAAGTCTGCTAATGCATATGCAAGAGCAAATACTTCTAAGACTGGTGTTATTGACCCAATGTTGCTCAAAAACTACAAGTTTACAGATGATATATTCAAAAAATTGACTGTTATACCTGACGCTAAAAATCACGGTATGATTATTCTAGTAGACTGGTCAGGTTCTATGTCTGAAGTATTACCTTCTGTTATCCAACAGTTGATGAACCTTGCATGGTTTTGTAGAAAGATTAATATTCCATTTGAAGTTTACGCTTTCACTAATTATTACAGATATGATTATGATTCAAGAGAGAGAAATTTACCAAAATCTTTTGACATGAAATCAAATGATATATTTTTCAGTAGTTTCAACCTAGTAAACTTTATATCTCACAAAATGAGTAATCAAGATTTTGAAAAAGGTATGTTAAACTTATACTTAACATTAGAATCATATGATTATAGAGGTTATAGTCCTCAACACATAATTGATTGGTCGAAATTCAATGAAGATGGTGAATATTTAGCAAGTCCTATTAGTTTGCCTTCATGTATGCAATTAGGTTCTACTCCTTTAAATCAGGCACTTGCTACTATGATTGACTTAATTCCAAAATTCAAGTCTAAATACAATATCGAAAAATTATCATTTATTACTTTGACTGATGGTGCTTCAGATAGTGGCGACGGTATTGTTGATGAGGTTAGTAAAGATTCAGATGGTAAAACTCAAATATCTAAAACAAGAGGTGACGGTAAATGGATTATTAATGTTAAAGGTAAAAACTTTGAAACTAAGAACACTAATTATCGTTCAGAAGCAATGACTGGATTATTACTTAAAGTAATCAAAGAAAAATACAATACTAATAACATTGGATTCTACTTAATTCCTAAAAAGTCTAGAAGACACCTAACTTGGGCAATTGATAACTATGATTCTAGAGGTAGATACATTGGTTATGACCTAGATGATGTAATGAAAGACTTAACTAAAAATAATGTTCACTTAACCCCGAAAACCGGTTATGACAAGTATTTTATTACAGTCGGCAACACTAGAGTTGAAACTGCTGACTTGTCTAGTCTTGATACGGACGCTAAAACTTCCGATATTAAGAGATTATTCAAAAAATCTATGACCGGCAGACTGAAATCTAGGGTCCTACTCAATAATTTCATTGATGAGGTCGCATAATCATGAATTTTAATGAGAATAAGTCGCATTTGGCGAAAAAAGTGAAAAAAAGTGGGATTTCGGGCAGAAAAAGCTTGACAAAGGTATCAAAATGTCCTATAATGGACACATAAACTATGAAAAAAACGAATTTTAATGACGGAGACACTACTATGACAAAACCAAACGATAAAAAACAAGCATTTTTAGACGCTTGTATGGAAAAATTTGACGCTAATTCAAACGGCGACCACATTTTGACTATTCACCAATTGAAAGAGGTTGCTTCTACCTTCGGTATGAAGTATGCACCTCAATGGTTAGTCAAAAACCCTGCTAATAAAGTGGGCAAGGCACTTTTCAAGTTGCCTGCATTAGGTGAAATTACTAAAGTTCATGCTTCTAGACTAGTTCAAGCGGCTGAACAATACGAATCGCCTAAAACTGAAAAAATTGATAATACAGAAACTAAAACTGAGGCCGCTTATGTTGTTTCTAGTTTGACAGGTGATATTGTTCCTGAAAAAGACCCTAACTTTGTTTCTTTTGGCGATTATAGTTCTGTAAAATCTATTATCGCTTCTAAAAAATTCTATCCAATCTTCATTACTGGTTTATCTGGTAATGGTAAGACATTGGGTGTGACCCAGGCTTGTGCCGAAAAGAAAAGAGAGATGATTAGAGTTAATATCACGATTGAAACTGATGAAGATGATTTACTCGGTGGATATAGATTGAGAGATGGTCAGACTGTTTGGCAAAATGGTCCAGTTATCGAGGCGATGGAGAGAGGTTCTGTTTTACTTCTTGATGAGATTGACCTTGCAAGTAATAAAATTATGTGTTTGCAACCAATACTTGAAGGCAACGGTGTATTTGTTAAGAAGATTAACAAGTTCATTAAACCTAAACTTGGTTTTACTGTTGTTGCAACAGCGAATACTAAAGGTAAAGGTTCTGAAGACGGTCAGTTTATCGGAACTAATGTTCTAAATGAGGCGTTTCTAGAAAGATTCCCAATTACATTTGAACAGTCTTACCCAAGTGTTAGAATTGAAACTAAGATTATTAGTGGTATGTTAGAAACTGAAAATGTTCCTGATTCGGCGTTTGCTGAAAACCTAGTAAATTGGGCTGACATAATCAGAAAAACTTACAATGAGGGTGGGGTTGATGAAATCATCTCTACTAGAAGATTAGTTCACATTGCTAAGGCATATTCAATCTTCAAAAACAAATTGAAGGCAGTTGAAGTTTGCACAAACCGTTTCGATACTGATACAAAAGAATCGTTCATGGATTTATACACTAAGATTGATAGTGGAGTTAATCCAGAAGATTTATTAGAAAAAACGAATGATAATTCCGATGATATTGAGGATGATGAAGATAGTCAATCTGTAATCTAAAACATATCGACAACATTTCATAGTGTGT